GAACCGCCGCCCCTTATGCTTAACAATGTATTGCCAGAGCCAATCGAAGTATCTTGCCTATATCCTAAAAATACACCACCATAATTAGGCGCAGTTCCATATCCTTTTGATTCAAGCTTGCCATCATTGACACTAATATCGCCCGTAAGCGTTAAACCCGTAAACTCTGGACTGTCGGTAGTGCCCAAACTAACGTCATCGGCGTCTACGCTGTGAGGATTTGAACTGCTTGCAAGGTGGTCATCAAGTTCAGAAACAAGAACGGAGTCACCTAAAGTATTGGATAGCTTCAAGTCACAATCACCTAACGTAGTCAATTCTGGCACATTAGATACAGTCTGCATTATTAGATAATCATCGCTATTTCCGCTTGGCTTAAATTTTATTTCCTCGGAAGCTGTCAAAGAGACTGGACCGGCAGTAGTAGAAAATGATATATAAGTTCCACCTATGAGGGCTATTTGCTTACCCGCATTAACATCAATATCTCTACTGGTATTACTACAGGTTATACTACTTACTCCGCCCCAATCAATCCCATGGGTCGAAGCCATACTTATATCACCCGTAAGAGTTAAGCCCGTAAACGTCGGACTATCTGTAGTCCCTAATCCCAACGAAATCCTTGCCGTATCGCCAGATTCAGCTACCCACGCGTCGCCGTCGCCTATAATGAAGTTGCCGTCGGTGTGTGCCAGGGCTGCTATGGCGGTCAGGTCGGCATCGGATACTTGATAGCCCGTCAAATTATCCAAAGTGGTTATAGCCGCCTGCGTATCCCCTGTAACGGTTGCTGCCGAACCAGAGACGTCGCCCGTGACGTTGCCAGTGACATCGCCTACCAGTGCAAGGCCATTCAGCGTCAGTGTCCCGTCGCTTCTGCCTACAACAATACTGCTCATTATGGGGTATCCTCAACACAAACACAATCGTCAGTCGGCATGAACGTGGTCATGCACCGCCATTCACCGTCCACATAACTCACTATAATCGGGTCTTCGTCTATCAGCCTGGGCGACGCTTCATCCAATGCCGTACCCGCTTGCGCTATAGTACACGTTACCTCGATAGCATCGCCGCCTATTTCGTCAAGATCGGCCTCAATAACATTATCATCTTGCGCGTCTTCCGAACAGTACGCAATTCTCAATGACCCCCCGCCGCCACCGCCAATTTTTGGGATGCGTGAACGTAAATGCTCCAGACTGAGTCCAACCGTTTTGCCATGAGCCGTTGATTTGATAGTGATAAAACCGTCACCAGTCAACGCCTCAAACTTATTGACGGCAGCAATAATCTCATTTATCTTATTGACGGCCACGGCAGGCCCATTTGTCAGTTCGTTAATCATTTATAGACCCAAGCGGTTAAAATCACGAATGGGATATAACTCAACCCACCTCGTGGCGTTATCTGCTTTGTATTCACCGCCCAACGCGCTTATCAAAGCGGCGGTTTGGGCGGCTGTTTTTTCGGGTGTCGGGTCTCCTGTATTGGGGTCTGTAAATTGTGCAAGGGACTTCCATGTATCAGCTCTATATTGGAATGTGTATACTACATCAAACGTCACCCGCCCGTCGTTACTTATCCCTATTATTCCCGTACAAAGCCACGTCCCAGCCGCCGATGACCGTGCCAGAGACCAAGGGCCACTATTGACACAGCCAACATAATCTAACGCCTTCTGCGATGGATTGGCGAACTCTTGTTTGCGTTCTGTTATGTGATGTTCAGGGATAAGTTTAGCGACGGTTGGGGATTTCGGGACATATTTTTTCGCCCACGTCGGATCGGGCGTGTAATCTATCGGGTAAGTGTAATTAACTTCTATCTTATCGCCCAGCCTGTCATAGCTGGTCTCTGCTTGTGATAGCGTCGCCCCAACCTCCACGGTGTTATACTTAGGGACAAGAAGTGGCGCAAGGCTGTTTAATGGACTAACCCTGAGCCGCTGTTGTTTGTATAACAGCCTGAGCCGTACTGTATCGGAATCGGAAGGGGTCGGAACTATTTCATAAAGGAAGCAATCTCGCAGGCCGGGGTGCACGTCACCAATCGCAGGCACTCCGCTAACCGTTGCAGCGTTTATGATTTTCGTGTGACCGGAACCCGTAGCGCCGGTAACAGTGGCGATGCGTTCAATTTCCTCCCAGCCGTTCACTGTTTTTTTGCCGCTGGAGCCGTCTATTAAGTCAAGTTTTACCGCCATTTATTTCCACACCTGCTTTCCAATCTCCTTTAGTGCAGTGTTGCCTTCTGTCGCCAAAGTATTCCCTCTCCGTAACTCCGTAAGTTGACGATTCTGGATTTGGTCTTGACCACTACTCCGAATATCGACAAAGGCAGGCCTCTCAATGTATCGCATTTCACCGCCCGCCAAAACGCCCGCCATACCCGCCGCCTGCTTTGCTTTGAGTTGGTCAAGCATGCCATAAACGTTTTCTTTCAGCAACTTATCGACACCTTTGATTTGCTCTATGCGATATTTAAGTTTATCGACCCAATCCATGCCAAAGGTCTTTAACCGCTCTGTAACATCCTTCATAATATCACGGAACTCTTCTGCTCCCGCTTTCATCCGCTTCATTGTATTTAGCTTTGCAAGGTCACGCAAAACATCTACGGTATATAGTCTTTCGTTTATACCCTTTCCGCTCGATTTTGCATAATCCTCAGCCCAAAGTTGCCCCTCAGTTTTGCCGAAATCCTTGATACTCTTTTGTATCCCAGAAACAAATTCTCCCAATCTTTTATGTTCCGCTTGTGCCGCTGCTTCTTTATTCTTTTTCATGGCTTCGGTGTTAGCCTTAATCCATTTTGTATAATTTGCATATGCCTTAGCTGAATCTTCTACAGCCTCGGCATTTTGCTTCGCAGCCTCAATAGCTCTCTGTGCCGCGTTAGATTCTTCATAGGCCCTGTTAAACCTATAATCCCGTAAATTGGCAGTGCCCTTCGTGAAATCCAACTCGCTTTTGCCAGAAAATCCCTTTAAAGCCTTAGTGACCCAACCTTCCAGCCATGATTGCAACCCATTGTTCTGTTTTTTCGCCAATTTGTTCGTGGCCGCTATCATTTTGTTAATTGAATCCGCTGCTTTTTCGCTATCCGTTTTGATGTCTTTGAATAGGTTGTCAATCACCTCTAATGCCGCAGCGCTAACCATTAAGCCAACACCTATCGCAGCCCAACCCGCAGGGCCACCAAAGGCAAGGGCGACGGTCTCGGCCTTGGCCAATAGTTTAAGTGTCTTGATGATTGCGGTAAACATCTTAACTATTCGGGGGCCAAGAAAAAGCCCTGTTTCAATTACTACTATCCACTTTAGCATTTTTGCGGCGTTATCAACTATGCCGGTATTGAAAACCTTTAATGCTCCGCTTAATCGCAAAATGGCAGGGACAAGTTTTCCGCCGAGATATTCCCTAACATCCCCAAGCCGATTGCCTAATTGCTGCATTGAACCAGCATAAGTCTTCGTCGCGCCCGTCGCTAAAGCAAACCCCTCGGCACCCTTTCGCAATACTGCCTGAAACTTTTCTTCCTTACTAAGCGTTTCGGAGATTTTAATTCCGTACCGGGTAAGCATTGAAGTATCGCCAACGGCGGCACGGGCGACAAGAAGCATGGCAGTTGGTAAATCCTTCTTGATAACCGCAGCTAATCCAATGGCCGACCTTGTGGCCTGCTTCAGTTTGTCGCCGGAGAGCTTAGAAAGAGATGCACCCAGTGACATCATTTTCAAGACAAGCTCATCGCCATAAATAGTAGTTTTTTGCATTTGGACGGCAAAGGCTTGCATGTCTTTCATGGTTGATACGCCGCCCTTGCCCAAAAGAGCCAGAGCGTCAGATAATGAACGAACCTGTTTCTCCTGTTCACCAAACAAGGCCACCGAACCCTTCAAGAATTGGTATGCTCTCATTGCACCAAAGACCGTCGCCGCCTGGACAGCTAATTGCTTCAGAGACCGCGAAAAGTAGTTAGTCGATTTGCGGGCCTTCTTCATGCCTTTAGTAAAGGCCCCTGTCTTCGCTACCATATTCACAGCTAATGTCGCAATAGTCGCCATTAAAGCCCTCTTAAAACTGCCTTTATTTCTTCTAAACTTTGCTGCTTCGGCGGATCAAACTTCAAAAGAAAATCTTCTATTTTGATGTCCTTTGCCCCTGCGCCAGCCGCAATATGAAATGCAACCATCGCCGCCCTCATGTCTGCTCGTAGTTCGCCGAATGGCTCAATCGAATAGAACGCCATCCACTCCGACAATTCCCTACTGTCTATCCGCATCAATAATTCACGGACGGTCGTTTTGAGATGAGCCGCTAACCGGAAGTAGAATCGGCGGCTATGGCTCTGCCGGAGTTTTTTGCCATTTCCTTAATATCGTCTGCGCCCATACCGTTCAGTCTTTGGGCAACGTCGAAAACTCTCTCTAAAGCCTTAGCTGATTTACGGCCCAAGCTTTCAGCGTCGGCGTCGGAGAATAACCGCTTGCCCTTTTCGTCCACGATGCAAATCGCGCACAGCCGGGCGGTCATGTTTCGGAGGTTGACTTTATTGCCCACTAAGTTGCCTGATTCCCACACGTTCTTTTCTAAGCCGCTCAGTGTGCGAACAATAACCTGCCCGCCCCATTCCGGAACATCGATAGTCTCGGTTGGTAAATCTTTGGCCCCAAGAATTGTTTTTTTGTCTAACATTTCACATCCTTTCAAAAATAGTATTAGCCTGCATCCGTATAGACCGGCGCTCCGGTCAACTTGACAGTTAAACTCTGCGTCACCTTGCCGTCGTAAGGAATCGCATGACCTAACGCGGTTACAAACCCTTGGCAGTAAATATCCGACTTGCTTGCCTCTGTCGTGTGGTCGGGGAATGTAATGTGATAATACTGCGCGGCATTAGTTTTCAGTGACTGTAAATCGTTCGCCGTACCAGAAGCACCGCCGTCATAATTCAACTCCGCAGTGAACTCTCCTGCATCAAGCATTCCGGGGATGAACTCATCATACTTATTAGCTGAATCCATTGTTGAGACTTTAATAGCCTCCCGTGTTCCGTTCGGGCCGCTAATACTAATGATGTTGCCGATTGTCGTCGCAGTAGTCACCTGCGTATTAGCCGAAACCTTTAGCGAAGTTCCGTGACCAAGTAATCCATCGCTCATAATCTCTCTCCTTTATACTTCGTCCCTTTATGCTTCGTCGGTAAAAGTCATTGCTCCCGACAACTTGAGCCCAAGCGATTGCGTTATCTTGCCGTCGTAAGGAATCGCATGACCCAAAGACGTGATGAACCCACTGGCAGAACATTGCGAAGTAGTTGTCCCGTCAGTCATCTTTACTATTATCGTTGCCGCCGAATTTGTTTTGGCTGAGTTTAACATATTTGCCGTACCAGCCGCCGTACCGTCATAGTTTAACTCTACGGTGACATCCCCCGCATCAAGCATTCCGGGGATAAACTCATCATACTTATTAGCTGAATCCATTGTTGAGACTTTAATAGCCTCCCGTGTTCCGTTCGGGCCGCTAATACTAATGATATTACCTGCCGTTGAGCCGCCGATAGACAGCGAAGCCCCGTGGCCGTGTGCGCTATCACTCATAATACCTCTCCTTTATTCTTGAAACCAAATTATAAACTCCAACAGCCGCCGATACCGCCTCGCTATCTTAGCGTCTGCTATATTTGCAATCCCATCCATCTCGTTGATTAAGTGGATGACTTCTATTTTCACCGTGCCCGTTGTCCCTGAGTGATTATCCAGAGCCACGCGGACAGTCTTAGCTAATGCCTGCGCCCCCGTGTATGTCGTAGCCCAGCAGTCAACCTGATAACGGGATTCCACCAACCCGACCGACTCGGTCATTGTATGCTCACGCCGCCCGCTTATCTGCTGGTACACAATCAACGGCAGAGTACCAAGCTGGCTGGCCACGGTTGGGTATATGCGCTTTACGACCAGCGCCTTCACGCCGCCATTATTCGCCAAAATATAATAAATAGCTTTTTCAATTGTATCAACCGCCATGAGCCGCCGCCTCAACACCCTTCTTTAATTCTTCACTTACTATCCTCAGCCCAACGCTCTTCCACGCATCCGCCGACGCCCGCATGAACGGCATGGCAGCAACCATACCGCCGGAAGGCGATATGTGGCCGTACTCAATGGCCGCTGGAATATAAGCACCATTGTCCACAAACTCCTCAATATCCGGTTTTATCTTAACGCTCATCCCATAAGAACCTTTTTTCTGTTTCTTGAATGCCCTCAACTGTAGATTCCTTGCAATTAAACTACCCATACTGCCGCCAACTATCGACTTCGCGCTTGCCTTGCTGCCTGCAAGTTCAGGCTTTAGCGCTGCACGCACAGCCTTCTTAACAATCTTCCGGCCTACTTTTCTTTCGAGAGCCATAAGCTTTTTGTCAAGTTCGGCCCCGCCCGTAAGCGTCATCCCAATATACATCAGACAATTTCCTTCGCCATTATATCCATGTAGATATTGCGCTCGCCCGCATCCAGAATATACACCACCTCGAAAGTCCGGCTGTCGAATGTGAATCTGTCTTTTATGCCAACTAAGGTGCTGTACCTGATTTTTACTATGTGTGTTTTTTCACCGATTATCTGCTCGGCGTTAAGAAGCTCACGGGCCGACATCGGGCGGATCGAACCCCAGAGCGTCATGTGTTCGCTGTAGGTATCAGTCGGCTCTCCGAACTCGTTCTGTACCTGGCCAAGTGACTGAAAAACCAGTCTATGTCTTAATTGCCCCGCTCTCACCATTGCATCCTATCTTGTATTAGAAGCATCTCCGCCCCCTGCGGTAATGACTTTAGGCTTGTCTCTATTGTATTCTCTCTGTTCTCGTAGAGGTGGCCCAACACCAACTTCATCGCCGCCTTAGCCGTCTCCGGTACTTCGCCAACATAGTTTATTTCTCCCTTTTCCGCAGCACTCGCGGTTACAACAACGGCATCGCCGCCTGAAGTTGTTGAAAGTTGGAAAGTATTACCGGACACCTCAATTATGTAATAATCCGTATCAACCGATAGGCCGGTAGGCAGCACGTCCCCACTATTGCTCAATCTCACCTTGTCGCCGTTAGTATATGTCCGACCCAAAACCGTAAATACATTAGTTTCGACAACAACGGTAAACTCCGCCGCGTAGCCAGCCACATAATTAACGGCAATAGTGTTAGGAACTGCCCGAACGCTCGAAGGCCACGTCTCATCATAGGCCTCATAAATACGGCCCGGCTCAGAAACGGTGTCAACGGTGTAAAGAGTAGCCGTCACCGTCTGCGAAGCGCCGTCGCTATCGAGATAAGTAATTGAATTCACATAACACAAGGGCGGCATGGGCGGCTCAATCAATCCGGGAAAGTAATCATCGAAAGTCATTTGGTACGTTCGGGCGATATACGGCCTGCCCTGATAGTTCTCGCAATAAATTCTTGCCGCGCGGATAAGTTGCGTTATCAACGCATCATCAGCAGTAGTGCTAACTCGCAGGTGCAGCTTCGCCTCAATTAGACTTATCGGTTCAACTAACGGCTCTGTGGTTATCTGTAATGCCATTTTATGCCGCCACCTCATCAACCATTAACTCACAATATACGCCCAATGCCAATGTCCCCGTCCCAATTGTTGCGTCAATAGACACCTCCAACACGTCGCCAGCTACAACGGCGGCAGTGTTTATCGTCCCAGCCTCCGGTGTGTAAGCCGCATTGGTACTGTCCAGCGATATTACAGCCGTGAGAATGGATACGCCGTCTTTGAGTAAATCCACCTCGACAGCCGAATCGCCTATATTGGCTACTACCGAGCCAGCCTTAAATGATTGCACTGTGCCGGTAGCTCCGTAAACCACAAATAAGGGCCTTGCCTCATCTGCGGCTGTGGTTGCCGATTCCTGTGCATACATCGCATGATAACGATGCACAAGTTTAGTAGTTGCAATCCCAGCCGAGCCATTGACCATAGCGTTCGTTACCGTGGCCGCTGGTATGCTCATTGTCTCGCTCGATATTTCTCCCGCAACGTGCAGGTCGCTTTCAAACCGAGTAGTTGCCATAGTTCTCTCCTTATCCCTTTATCATTTCAACCGTCGGCTTGCAGTGAGCCGGTGGCCCGACTTTGTCTAAATCGCTCATGTGCATATAGATTGGCTTAAAACCTTTTTTCGCCACATCCGGGAAGGAGCACATTAACTGCATGTGTCCCACTACTACACGATTAGCCTGCACAGCCTTAAGCCCTTGCTTAAAAAATTGGTTCCAGAAGTATATGTCCGGGTCCTGCCGGTTCTCGTGCCATTCGCCATCAGGATTAGGTATGCCGCGAATCCACGGCTTCTTTAGCTTACTCAGTGCCGACGCCCTGAATACGGTTAGCCCGAAATGCCCTGTCCCGATAGGCGTTAATTCCTGCTCGAAGTCCGCCAGCTTTGCAAACTTCGCCACACTGCCGTCTGCATTTCTCACACCAAACAAAGGCTCATCGCTCTGCCGCTTATTTTGCACAGGGATAATCGCATCAACATCTGGATTCTCCTGCATTAACTGGCACAGCCTAATAACGTGTTCCGGCAAAAACCAAGTATCGTAGTCAAGTGTGAAAATCCACTCTGCGCCTTTTGCAATCGCGTCCTCAATCATGTTCGAGAGAATTTGTCCCCAAAAAACGCCCGTACCACGGGTCAATTCAATACCCAAGCCGAGGAACACTGTTGCCGCCGTGTGCATATTATCTGCAAAGCATAGCCGCGGCATACTCATCACCGCTGCAATCTTCTTGAATTCGTCAGTGGTGATTGCTGGCTGCTCGTCTGGCTTCTTTTTCACCCCCTGCAAATTCAGACTTATCGGTAGTGATGCACAATCAACAACTTTGCTATCCCATGGCTTAATATCAACAAGCCCCACAGACCCCATCAGTGCCAGAAGCGATTGTTTATCAAACAGCGCCTTATGATAATCGTTCGCATCAATATGGCTGCCGAGAATGTATTGGGACGTGTTTACCTTTTCACCCGCCAGATACTTCTCGCTGATTTTGCGAAAGTCAGGCACAGCAATCTTTAGCAATCCACCCACTTTTAGTTTCGATACCCAATTCTTCAGAACCTTAAACGATTCCTCAAAACCGAAGTGTTCCAAAATATGCGATGCGTATATCTCATCAACCGAATCATCCTCACGGTCAAGAGGGTAAACCTCTGAACCAAACTCACGGTCAATGTCCGTGTAGCCGTCAATGTGTACCAGTTTGCCAGAGCCTAAGTTTAATCTAACACCGCCTCCATCTTTGTTTATCCGCCATTCCAGCCCAGCTCGCACTGCGATAACATTTGTCTTTGTGCTAAACTGCGGCCGGTAGCCCCTACTGTAGAGCATTTTCTCGATCGCCATTAAACCAGCTTGCCCTTCCCCACCAACGGCAGGTATGAATTCGACATTGTCGGCACTAAAGTTGTACTCAATAACAACAACCCGCGGCTTATATACCATAAGAGCGTTGAACACATGGTAGTCCTGGCCGTCAATATCTAAACTCAGTAAATCAATATCAAAAGGTGCTTTGTTGCGTGCCAATATATTGTCAATGCTGTTCTCGCCCGACGGTTCAACCATGACGTTTTCGCAGTGACAATCAGGAAACGCTTTAACAAGCCTGCTGTATGTCTCTTTGTCACCTTCGACCAGAACCCCAGTCCAGCCCTCTTCTATTAACTTGCCAGTATTGCTGCAAAAACGACCGTCACCGGCGCCTGCGTCAAAACACCATTTGTTCTCAGTGCCTATCCGCTCAAAAATGCCCTGCAATAATCCATCTTCACCGGATTGCGAATACTTATTGAACCTGCCCTCTGCTATTGTCTCTAATACATCCATCCTATACATCCTTTCACAAAGTCCTCCCACCTGAGCCGCCCCCGAAGAGACAGCCCAGGTGAAAGGATGGCTCGTTTTAAGCCGTTACAACAAGAGCACAACTCGTAGAATTGGTCAGGTTGTTGTTTGTTACACACTTTTCAGCCGCCGTATCCGCCGATTCCTCAGCACGAGAAAGCAGCGTCAAGATACTTAGTGCGTTCGTGGTTACACCCGGCGTTACCTCAACGCCCATGTAAAGTTTACGGGCACGCAGATCAACTTGAAAAGCCAGCACCGCACCGCCAAGAATCTTCGCAATGGCGGGCATGGCCGTGGGTACGCTCGTTGACGTGGTAGTACCCACAGCAAGAGCAACGATGTCAGTCATTGAAGACGGTGTTGTCGCCGTGTCACTCTCTGAAATTGCAATAGTCCGCAATGTCTCCGAATCAGCCGACATGGTGCCGGGCTGGATAAATATGTTCGCCTGGTCATAACCAAGCGTACTAAAGCTCTGGCTATGAGTACCACTGGTAGCAATCGTAGCAGCCGGTGTGTACACAATAGCCGAATCATCTATATGTTTCATCTTTCTATTCCTTACAAAGAAATTGTTTAGGTTTGCCTCTCAACGGCCTATTAACTTGACGCCATGCACAGACCAATAACCGGGCCTGTCACAGTGGAAGTTCCAGTGTGATGAACATTGATGTCAAACCTCTCGATGCCGCGTATTGCAAAGCTGTCCGTTTCAAACATCGACGCACTGCCTACATACGCATCGTTACTCACCGCCAAAGCCATACCAGCCCTGTCACCGAAGTCTGCGGCCATTGTGAAGTCACCGAACATGCAGGCGAGTTGACCGTTGGTGTCAGTTGTCGGCATAGCAGTTGACCCGCTTGTGAGGACAACAGGGAAACCAGCATAGGTCGGCCCGCCAGCGTTAGCCATATCGCTCATGGTTACGCCGCCTGCCGCCCGCTGTAGCCTGACCATTACGCCATACCAGAAGGCTTTAGAGCAAACCCACGTGGACCTCATACCCGGATAGTTTGGAATGCGGCCAATCATGGCTAAGAGATTAGCATCAGTAACCTCGGCAAAAGTATTACCGGCAGCTAAAACTAATCCGCCGCCATCGTCAACGCCGTTGTCGGCTAAAAGCTTTGTGGCTATACCATACATGCCGCCGTAGGTCGATGTGCCGTCGCCTCGAATACCACAGAGGTCTTCCTTTGTAGCAAACGCTAAGGCAATTTCCTGCGTTGCTTGGTCGGCGATAGAGATAATCGCATCGCTAACCAATTCGTTAGACGCAGTAGTTATCGCAGCCAATTTCTTGGCAACGAGCTTTACCATTTCCCACGCCCCGGTTGATGCTGTGATTGCGCCACCTTCACCGATAAAATTAGCCTCTAATCCGCCGGTTCTGGAGGGCCTGCTCTTGGTATCGCTAATCATCGGCGTATTCCGGAACAGGTTACGCACTACGCCATAGTCCTCAACGAGTCGAATTATAGTGTTTTCGTACTCATCAAAGACTAAATACCCGCCCGTGGTGTTCGTACCTTCGGTGTGAATGTTTTGGAACTGCACGCTATTGACTGGTATGCCATGCTGGTTGCAAAACTTCTGTGCGTAATCATTGTTTATCAGCGACGCTGCCAACCACATACCCGCACGATAAGCATCCAGTTCAGCATCCGGCCCCTTGAACGCTTCCAAGTGCCCCGACCATCGCTTGGCCTTTGCAGGGACAACGAACTTAGCCTCATGGTTTGGCACTGCGTTCGGGTCGTCAAGAATGACACTGCCCGGCTTTACCTGCCTGCCCAGTGACGGTGCTTCGACCATCTTGTCCGCCGCGGCCTGCATTCCAGCCAGCTTGTCGTAGTTTTCAATTTCCTTTTTTGTTTTCTCCGCACCGGCTATGAGACTATCGAACTGTGTTTGCTGCTCTTCAGTCAAATCCGTGTCGGCTCCATCTACTAAAGCCTTTGCATCAGCAAGAAACTTCTGATGCGCAGCCACTAACTTAATCCTTTTTTCCATTAGAAAACTCCTCAATGTTAATGTGATTTACATTCCGCCTGTTAATCGCCCGCCGACATCGGCCTGACGGGTCAATTTATATTTGGCATGTGTGCTAATGCCAATCGCGCCCTTGCTACTGAAGAGCTTCCGCCCCTCGGTAGTAAGTCGCTAATAACCTGCTCCAACGTCGCCACCCTGTCCACCATCCCGACCGCCTTAGCGTCCCTTGCAGTCAATACCCGTCCCTGTCCGTAATCGGCCTTAACTTTGCTGTTAGTGACATCTCTGTTACGGGCAACCGCCGAGACAAACCCCTCGTAATACTGGTCAATCATCTGCTGGTACTGCTGCTTGGCTTCATCGCTCAACGATGCGTAAGGATGTCCCTCAGACTTATATTTGCCTGCACTAATAATAGTAGCCTTAACACCCGCCTGCTCCAACGCGCCCGACCAGTCTAAGTGCGTGCCGATAGTCCCAATAGAGCCAACTGCTGAATCAGGGTCAGCTACAATCTCAGTAGCAGAAGAACCGATGAAGTAAGCAGCCGAGGCCATCATGCCGTTAGCCACTGCGATAATCGGCTTCCTGCCCCGCATCGCATATATCTTATCACTCACACCCGTTAAGCCATTGACTGTCCCACCCGGAGAATCCACGTCGATTACTATAGCACCCACGTCACTACTGGCTACGAGGTCATCCATCCACCGACCAAACGTTTGGCTTGACACCTCCGCCCCTACGACAGACCAAATAGTGGGCTTGTGAGAGATATAACCATACAACGGTACGGTGACAACCTTACCCTTCACGTCCTTGAACTTCGTCGCCCGTCTCGCTGCCGCCTCTGCTAAATCGGTTATCCCGATTACGTCTGCTTCCATCCGCCTCTCAATTATCGTGTGCAATCTTTCCGGCAAGACGTCAAGAATATTACCCTCAAACTTCCAATTCCTTAGTTTCATAGCACCCTCTTGATATTGTCTGCAATATAGTTCACATGATGCTCTCGCCAATAATCCAGTGTACTGATAGGGTCGATACTGTTTTCTATGAACCCTCGCAGCGATAGAAGCATTGGGTCTATGGAGACGGCCAACGGCTCAATCGCCTCCGTGATATACATATCGTGCTTTGCGTAAAATTCGTCCAGCCAAGAATGGAATTGCGGTAAGTCCTCCGATGCGTGCTTAGCGTGCTTCTCTAATTCCTTCATCTCCCGTGACGCCAACCGCTCGGCAATATCAGTAACTACAGCACCCATAGATTCTGCGGCCCCAAGCGGGGCGAAGTTCATTGGGATATAATGCACGTCACCGCCATCGACCGGGTTCATGTTTTCCTTGCCGCGGATCTCATTGATTGATAAAACACCCCTATCCCACAGCGTGCTATATGCTTCGTACCGGGCCTGCGTGTTACCCCTAAGTAAACCCTCAACTACATGCTCAAAGTAAATACCGTTCCGTTTGTCGTCGGGGCTTAACAACTTCCACCACAGTGCTTGCTCCCACCGCTTACACCAACCCAGTAAGCCGTCCTGTACGTAATCAATGTTCTGCTCTTCGATATTGCTGAAGGTGGCACGTGTCAGGTCGGCAACCTTGTGCGGCGGCACTCTTGTCCACCGGCAGAACTCCGCTACTGTGAACTGCCGCGTCTCTATCATTTGTGAAGCTTTAGGGTCTATTGTATTCGCTGCAAAGGTCATCCCCTCCTCGGCTATTAGAAGCTTATGTGCCTGCGAAGCTCCACCGTATTCGTCGTTAAACTGATTCCTTAGCGCGTCTTGCGCTTTCGTGCTAAGCCTGCCCGGATGCGTAAGTACGCCGCTCTGATGTAACCCGTTAGCGAAAAACGAACCAGCGAACTTATCCATACCAATCGCTGCACCTATTGACTGGCTGGCATACTGAATCACGTTATATCCAGAGACACCGTCGAAGCCCAAGCCGTGAAGGTGTAATACGTCATCAGCCCATAAGTCTGCCGTACCGCCATTCTCCAGAAGAATGCGATAAAACATACGGCCAGCGTCGTCGCGGTACATCGTCACCATGTCGGGTCGCAAAGGCCATAGAGCAACGGGCACACCGTAAATATCTCTTTCAATTTCAGCGTAAGCGTTACCCCAACCCATGGCCTGCGCGTTCATCATCTCCCTAAAGCTCATCGCGGTCATCTCAGAATTAGCCTGGTACTGCAACAGTCTTGCCGCAGGGTGTGTCGGTTCCTCGTATTTATAATCACCCGCCCGGCGATAGGTCTTTAATGGCATCTTGGCAATATCTTCAGACACGTTACGGACGCAGGCATACAAAGCCGATACAGTCATCGCCGACTCGTTAGTCACCTTTTCGTTTGCTGTATTGTGAAACGAACTTAGTATATCACGCCAACCCAACTCCGACTTATCCGACGCCTTAATCGCAAATAGACCAAACGGCCTCAGTAATATATTTAATAATTTTCCCATGTATAATCCTAAAAGGTCAACATCCCTCTTGATTCATAAACCGAACTGCCAGGCGATACGCCCATAACCCCAACAGCCATAATCGCAGCAACTATGCCGTCTATCCTCTCCGTCGATACCTTTTTGGAAGGTTTTATATTCCCCGCCGCGTCAATCTCAGCCGCTACATTCGACGCCATCCACCTCAGAACCGGGTTGCCGCCGTGTACCAAGTTGCCGGATAGTATCAACGACTCAAACTCTTTCGACGGACTTGACATTGAGGCATAACCCTGCCCGAACGGAACCATATCAAACCCGTCGCCCTGTAACTGCGTCGTAAGCTGTGAGGCGTTCCACCTATCAATTGCTATCTGCCGAATGGAATGCTGCTCATTCAGCTTGTTTATCTTCGCCCGAACTATATCGTAATCGATAACATTGCCAGGCGTCATCGTTATAAACCCCTGCCGCGCCCAAGTAACATAGGGCACGCGGTCTTTTTTCTCCCGCTTGTGTGCGTTGTCCGCCGGTATCCAGAAGAACGGCAGGAGTATTACAGAACTATCCCGCTTGAAAACCAGCACCAAAGCAGTAATATCCGTGGTTGTCGATAGGTCTAAGCCGCCAAAACATTCACAATCTTTAAGACTCTCTAAATCAATCTTGCCATCGCACGCATCCCAAGCCTCCATCGCAAGCCACCGCACGTCCTGTTCTGTTTGAATGTTCAAGTGCAGCCGCTTGAACGTGTTCTCAAACGCCGGAGAGCTTACTGCCTTTTCGCACTGGGCCTTTAGGTATTCCTCTGATAACGATACGCCCAAGCATGGGTTCGCCTTCCGCCATACATCCGGCGACTGCCAATCGTCGTCAAGTGACGCCTCATAAATCACAGGCAGCATGTATGGGTCATCAATAATTCCGTCCCGTACGTCTTTGGCATACTTTAGTTTCTCATTGCAAATTGATATACGGGCAAAGTCCGACGTCGTGATGTAAATCATCAGCGGCTGCCGCCTTGCGCCCAAGGATGTTTCAAGCACGTCAACTAAATCCCTGTTTGGCTGGACGTGCAACTCATCCACAATTGCAAGCTGGGTATTAAACCCATGCTTTGTCCCCGCCTCTGCTGTTATCGCCTTATAGACTGTATTCTCTGCATGGTATACAACAGATTTCAACGCCTTGTAAATCTGTACCCGCTTGGCAAACTCCGGCTCGTTGTGAATCATCCCTTCGCACTGGCTGAACATCAGTGTCGCCTGTTCTTTTTCACCCGCCGCCGAATATATCTCAGCACCCGGCTCATGGTCGGTGAACATAACCAAAAGGATAATCCCCGCCGCCAACGTCGTCTTACCATTCTTACGCGGCACGTAGATAAACGCTTCCCTGTACCGCCGCGTCCCGTCCGGCCTCATCCAGCCGAACAGGTTGCCGATAATCGCCTTTTGCCATAAGGCAAGAATGAAGGGCGACCCCGCCAATTCGCCCTTCACATGCGTAATACATTTCTCAAAAAACTCGATTGCCGTATCAGCCTTCCCAGCATCAAACACACAATCACCGGCACTCCCGTAAGGGTCATAACCCGGTATCTCCTTCAGTGCTTTCGACCAGTCCATCCCTATCCGCCTTCCATACAATCTCCGGGAGCAGGGGTCGAACCTGCAACCTAACGGTTAACAGCCGTTCGCTCTACCGATTGAGCCATCCCGGAATCATCCAGCCCGGAAGAACTTCGCCTTCCCGTCCACAACAGTATCACCCTCCCCCGCCTCAATCCGCCCCCGCGATGACGGCGTTAAACCAAACTCCGCCGCCGCCTTTTGCACTAACCCCCATGCCTTATTCTTAATGCCAATCAGTGGGTTCTGTATCACATTGCCATTGGTAGTCTTGATAAGCATCCGGCCCGTGCCCTCAATCTTCTGCAAAGTAACCAGAGCATCCAGATAATCAGCCATGCACTGGCAGTAACCAGCTAATGCGTTCCTGTCCCAATCAGTCAACACCCGGCCCTTTTCCAGCCGTGGGGCGATGTAGTTCCACTCCTGCAAACCCACGCCATTCAGCCAAGCCGGAGGCTCAGGGATACAGACCTTTGCTTTAGGCTCCTGCTTGTTCTTGTCGCCCCGCCAACTGCCCCGCATCTTCAAAGTGGCGGTCGGCGTTGGTTTACATCCTCTTGCTCCCATTTTACAAAAACCCCCTTGACGCTATCATTAACCCTGCACCCCCCCCATGTCAAAATCCGTGAAAAAAACAGCGATGC